TGCCTTGTGCTGTTTTAAAAAACTCAATAATATCTTTCGCATCAATATTACTATCTAACTCATAAATATCCATATTTTTTTGAAACTCAAATTTCCTTGTTCTAACTCCGCCAGGATTAGACAAAAAAACTTGCCCATTGTAAATAAATTCAGCGTGTGAATATTTCCCGAGTGTCCACAAAGAAATCAGATACCCGATTGGCTGCGTAGGCTTATGAAAACTTATGTATAAAGTATTTTTCTTCAGCTCCATATCAAATTCCTCCAGATTTTTTGTAATAATTTTCAAAAAAACTTTTTACATCCAGCTCTTTAAGCTCTTCTTCAGTTAAGTTGGCTAATGCGCTTTCAGCTTCAACTTCCCCTAGAATCGCACCATTTAGCACTTTCTCACCATCGGAAAATATTTTATCTATAATTTCGAGAGTAATGTCATCAATTACGCCATTTCTATCTTCATCGTAAAATTTCCATTTCCGAGTTCCAGTCCAAGAATTTTTAGCCATCATTAGATTTACTTTGTCGGTATCGCGGATCGGATGGAAAACACCGTCCTTTACTTTTACTCCTAGCTGGATTTTCTTTTCTTTTAAATCTTGCAACTCTTTTTTTACCGCATCAATCTTAAAATTTCTGTCAAATACAATTTCACCATTTTTAATAGTTTCATAATTCTGTAATTCTACAACTTTTCCATCCACAAAATACAAATTTGGATTTAATTTTACTTCCTCCTGCATAATCTCTTCCACTACGTCTCCTACCATCGTTGGAGCCAGCATTGATGCATCTCTATTTAAGCTCAACACATGCAATGTATCTCTGTTGTACATGATTTTTAATGTGTTTTTTTCAAATTTTTTAAGTTCTTCGTACCAGTCATTGTTGCTTTTGTCATAAATAGCAATATATCGCATGCCATTTTCTATTTTTTTTATTTCAGTTCTATCCACTGCAAATTTTTTCATTTTTTTTATCCTCGTTATCTAAAATTTTTGTTTTTGTTTTTGTTTTTTTTTGTGCACTAGCTAAAATAAGCAGTCATCCACTGCCCATTTCTGTGAAATTGTAATGCTCTTAAGCTTACTTGGTCAATAATCCTATCGGCGTTAAAATTTTCGATGCCCGTTACAACGTAGCCATTTCGCTCTCTAGCCTCGTCTCTCTGAAAAATCAAACCATTTACCAGCCCTGCGAGCCTTATTTCGTAAATACGGTTAACTTGTGCATCGTTCGCTTTATCCCAAGCTTGTTGCGATTTTTCTTGAATAGCGGATAAATCAGTTTTTGGAGCTATTTCGCGGATTTTGCTAAGCGTAACTAATCCGGCTTCATTTTCGCTCGCAAGGTCTGTTTTTTTTATGCAATTTTCCAATTTATCTAAAATTGGCTTATTTGATATTGCCCTAAATTTTCCACTATCGTTATACGTCAAATTAGTATTTTCTAAACATTCATAATAAAATTTTGTTACGCTATCATAGTAAAATTTACCTTTGATTTTACTACCGCTATCTTGTATATTTCCGCCAAATTCCAGTCCTAATATTTCTCCTAACCTCGAGCCTTCTAGATAATTTTCATCCGCATATTTTTTAGTAATATACGTGATGCTCGGATCAATAACAGCCGTCACATTTGTCACTTGATCTACAATAATCGTATCTACATATTCAATTTCTACAACGTTATTAGCCGAAAAAGGTGGCACAAAATCCGGACTAGTCGAAATATTGTAAGCGTAAAGTATTTCAACGTTATCATTTCCATGTGCGAATATTCCTAACTCTTTGATATAAAACCCTGCTGTTACTGATTTATTTGTCAACAAAGCGTTAATTTCACAAGTTCCATTTCTTTTTACATTTATATTTAAAATCGGCAATGTTGTGATTTGATTGACTAATGCCGTCCTTTCTCTTTCAGAAGTTAATGATGTTCCATCTCCTATTGCCATTTTAGTAAATGTTATTGTTTCTCCTGCTAATCCTTTTGCTAATAATTCTCTTCCTTTTTCCGTTAAAATAAATCCATTAAATTTTGCCATATTTCCTCCTATCTTATTTCTCTTAATACTCTTGTTCTGTGAACTGTTCCAAAATTTGCCGTTATAATCTCGTTTGGAATATTAATGTCAGTCGAACCTAAATAATATTTCTTTTTATTTTTTTCAACAAAACCATAATAATTTGTCTTTTCTTCTTTTCTTAAAAGTCTTATCCCTTCAAGCCAAGAACGAATATTTTTGTATTGTTCTACAACTTCTATTATTTTTTTGTAGCCTTCATAATTTGATAAGTTACCATTAGTATTGACTTTAAAATATCCTGGATTGCCGCTATACTTGAACCATTCTATTATTTCAACATTTCCACTAAATAAGATTTCACAAATTTCTTTAATTCCGCCGACAGTCCCTTTATTAAAATGTGAAAAAACAGATCTTTTTATCAGTTTTATTTTAGTCTCTCTCGTGATATTTGAATCAATATAGTCCACATGATATTCCCACATCAAAAAATCTAATTCTACATCATTTAACTCTGATAACTCCAAGAAAAATTTTCTTTTAATTGCATCATGCTTCTTTTTAATAGCGAAATTTATAGATTCATAAATCCAAAGTGTTGTTTTATCGTTCAAAGTTGACTTCGCTGCTATATCTGTTAAGTCCAGATTATCAATAGTTATCATATATTTTCAACTCCTAAATAATTGCTTGTAACACTTGTATTCTCTGCTATCTCATTAAAATCTAAAACTTGAAATGTTGGACTTCTTAACACAACTCTTTTTACTCCAGCTAATTTTAATAATTTTATTAGCTCATCAGGGTTTATATCTCTTCCCATTTTATTTTGCTGCCAAGCCTTAAAATCTTTTATAGCTTTTTCAACATTATTTTTAATAACATTTACAAGCGTTTCATTAGACTTATCAATGTAATAATCAAAATCAATTGTGTATGATGTTTTTATAGCTTGTTTTACTGTCACATTATCCGTTAAAGGTCTTATGTTATCAGTATTCAACATTTCTTCAATTCTCTTTTTTAGCTCATTTGTTAGCGTTAAAGAGTCAGTTAAAACATAAATGTCTACATTTGTTGCACTTGGACTATATGCTACAACATCAACAATATTTGTACTTGTTGACTTAGCCCAAAATTCATAAGCCCCTTTACTTCCAGCTGTTGTAAATGATTCAGGAATTTCTCTAATTCTAGCTCTATAACTGTCATCTTGCTCTATTTCAGCTCCGTTGTTTGACGCGGTAATGTTCTCAACTTTGTCATAATGTGGGTAAATATCAACCATTGTGTTAATTTGCCCGACTGGTATGTCATTCCCAATAGTTCCTGAAGTATTGCAAGTTGCAATTCCATCTACATACAAATCGCCTTTTTCTATTTTATATTGTTCATCAGTTGAAAAATACAACTCATTATATTGAATCCTTGACCCTTTTGGAATTATTATGTCTGTCGCTTGAATATCTGTAATATAAAATCTAAATGTTGCTACGGCTGGTTGTTCTACGAGTCTTTTACCTCTATTTCCGTAAAACTCTCCTTTCAAATCTAACCGCTCATTTCTTGCAAATCTTAAATAATTCTGTTTCATTTCATCATTGTATTTTTCTTCTCTTAATCCAAAAAGATACGCTACTGTTTCAAAGATAAGCGTTTCTGGACTTGATTCAGTTAATTGCCTTCCACTAAGCTCTTGAAACTTATCAATCATATCTCTTTTAAGTTCCCACGAATCTGCATCTATAATTTCATATTCTTCGTTTGATATTTCACTCAATATTTATCACCTCGATTCCTAACTCGATGTCAAAATCATTATTATATGTATCTTTCATAATGATTCTAGTTTGTTTCAATGATGCTCTAGGTTCGTACTTTCTAAACGCTTTAAGCAAATGTGAAGTTAATTTATTTTCTACGATATTAATATTTTTATCTATTAAATCGCTGTCAAAACTGAAATCACGATTGAGCGGTTGTTCCTCCTTACACACTCTTAAAATCATTCCAACATTTGTTTTTATTTCCTCCAATATACTTTGAGGATTATAATTAATTTCTTGATCAGATGAAATATATATCATTATTTACCTCCAGTCTGATTTCTCAAAAAGTTCAGCAAAATTTCTCTATCAATTTTAGAAAAATTTTTTGCATAGTCTATCATTTCATTAGCTTTATCTGCTGTAATCATTCCTGCTCTTACTAAATCCATTAGCTCATCAATTTTTGCATCTTTTTTAATTTTTTCAAGCTGATCCAATATTTCTTTTTTCTTATTTTCAGCAATTTCAATAGCCTTATCCACTTTCCCTGCTATATCATTAACCTTGTTCCCTACTTTTTCTGCAAATTCCTGTAATTTTGATTTCTGTTCAGTTTCTACATTTGCAACTTCCACTTCTGTAAGTTTTTCTTGCTCCTTTTTTTGAATTTTTAACTGTTCTATTATTTGATTGTATTTTTGCGGATTGTCTATATACTCTTTTAATGTCAATTGCAAATTTATAAAATCAAAGTTAGAAGTTTCTTTATTAAAGTAAGAACTTTTTTCACTTATATCTATTATCAAAAACGGAAAAGCTCCAAATGTCTGTCCTCCTAATGTTAAATAGTCATACTCTCCAAATTCCCACATAGTTTTTATTTTATCAAGCTGTTCTGATGGAGTTGTGTCAGGTATTAACGAAGCAACTAAAGAAATACCAAAACTCAATTCTGTTAATTCCCTTCCCTGATGCCTTATCATACCTGGTCCAAATATTGCTGTATGTTCGGATATTTTAGATTTGTATGCTCTATTTATTTCGTTGTTAATTGAAAATACTTTTTTATCAGATATTTCAAACACAACATCTCCAAAACTTCCTACCATTATTCAGGACCTCCTGTCTTATCTCCACCGGCAGTAACACCATTATGCTTATGGGTATTGAGATTAATATTTCCACCTGTGATAGTAGTTCCACTAACGGTTAAATTTCCATTAACAGTAGTATTTGCATTAATTACAACTTTCGATACAGGATTAAGTGTTAAAGTTCCATTTGAATAGCTGTAAAACCCTCCATCTGAAAAAGTTCTTTTTACTTCACCCTCCTTGATTTCACTAGCTCTCATTGGACAGCCAAGGATATAACCAACTTCAGGCATATCTGGAAGTGATAAAACCAATACACTTTGACCTACAGCTAGATTATAAGAATCACTGTGACTGTCGGAAAAAGGAACTAATATATTAAGCCAGTCACTTACTTTGTTATCTCTATCAAGGAAAATAACTCTTGCTTTTCCATTTTTTACATCAATACTGTTTATTTCTCCCTGTTTTATTAAATCCATCTATTTTCACCACCTTTCAAAAATTTTGCAACAAAAAAAATCACAATCAAATTAATGACTGTGATTCTTGTTTAATTATTTCTCTAATTCATGAATGTCATAGTTCATAAATTGCATTCTGCCTATAATATCTTTTTTAATTTCATGTAGCACTTTAAGACTTTCATCTAATTTCTTCATCTCTTGAAACAGATGCAGTCCAGACTCAGTTACGCCTTTCTGCATTGATTTTAATCTTTCCCAATGTTCGCTAGTTTTTACTAGAGTCATATAAGGTTCAAAATATTCAATAATAACTTCTCTCTCAATATCAGAAATATTATTAACTTTAGACAAGATTTCAACTGCATCGTTTTTATCTATTAAAGTCAGACAAGCACTACTTTTGTTGGCTTCTGGATTTTCCTTTTTAAAATTTAGCAAGTCTGTCCCTGAAATAACTGTCTTGTTTGTAATTTTTTGTGAAACAGAAAATCTACTTATACCCAAAACATCAGCCAAATCCTGTAGTAGCATTACCACTTTTCCATTATTATGAAATTTTGAATGGCTAATCGGCAACCCTCTCGGAAGTCTTTTGTTCTGTCTTTCATAAAATAATTCTGGATACATTCTTCTTTTTCCCAGAAAAGCCTCAGCCAACACATCTTTTGCCTTTAACTGATAATCCATCAATTCCTTTTTCAACTCATCGCTAAATCTCGCTGGATTTATTTTTGCTAACCAGATTGGCAAATAGTCAAGTTCTAGTAGCATAGTTTCTTTAATTCCAAATCCTGTATTAACTGGGGTTAATTTTGACCCCACCTTTAAAAGCTCGTCTTTTTGAATTTTTTTCTTTTGATTTTTATAATGATCTTCATTCATTCCCAAATTATTACATATATCTTTTACTACCACATAAACTTTCCCATTTTCTTCAATGGCTCTAATCTTCTTATTTTTAAAACATACTTCTTTTGCAATTAAATTATCCATTTTTCCTCCTAAAATATTTTGATTTTTAAGAGAATATATAGTATAATATTATTGGTTGGATA